CGAACCAGCGACCTCGTGCAAGTTAAACACGCAAGCTAGCCTACTGCTCTACCCCGCTGGTAGGGCAAAGGTACGGCGATTGTTGCTATATAACGCTTTTGTGATTTAGTAAAAAGTTAGTAATTTTTTAGAGTAGTGTTATTTGTTGGAAATATAGTGATTTTATGCGATACTTACAAGGTTGAACTTCTTAAAACAGCGATATTCGTGGCATTCGGTATCGAAATATACTTGTACAGTATTATTGCTTTTGCGTTGAGAGTGCTCGGTTTGGGGTAGCAAATCGGGGCGTAATGTACCCCACGCTTCACGGGTTGATCCGTCTACTTTTTGAAAATAAAAGCGTACTATCTGGGTGCTCATTTTAGCTTTGAGTTTGATGTTTGCCCAAGCTTTTTTGAGGCATTCACTGAATGATAAACCAGTTTGGCGTGCAAACTGCCAAGCGAGTGTGAAAACGTTCTTTTTGTCGGTATTTTTCATTTTGATAGAGTTTAAAAGGTTAAAATTTGAGCCCTTGCCAGCAGCGAACTGGGTAACCTCTAAAAGGTTCAAGGGCGGGCATTATAGTGTATCAGTGTAGTTGGTATATTGGCAAATTAAATGATACATCTCTTCACCTTCTACTACGTAAAAAGGCACAAACCGAATACCGTCTACCTCCATAGGTAGCCCCATATCGTTAAAGTACATTTGATGCCGTTCAGCAACCACTGGTGTTATGCCTGTGATAAATTTTTCAAGTTCATCTTCATCTTCAATGCGTGGTACTGCATAACAATAGCGGCATTCTTCTCTAAGATGTTCATCATCATCTTTGTAATAGTAGCTTTTTTCGTTATAACATTTCAGAATGTGATCTGAAAGATGTCTTTCTACACTACCCAATACGTTTTTTAATTCGTCGTGCAAAGGATGTTCGTCATCTTCAGATATAGCTTTCAATTCTTTGTAAGTGTAAATGTTTAATGTTACTGATTTCATTTTGATAGTGTGTTTAAAGGTTATATTGAATAATCTTGTATGCAAGCGCATTTGTATTGTGTTTTTAGCTTTTCGATGGCTTTTTCAGTAGCATAATACAGCCCCTCAGTTTGCTCTGATTTAGTTATGCCGCGCCCTTTCAGTGGCAAAGTAGTACGTACAGCATAACAACCATAAGAATACTGATAGATGATTTGTGCTTCTATTTGACTTGTCTTATTGATATAGGTCTCTAATGCTCTCTGATGGTTGCCTTTTGCTATGCGATAACTGGTAGTAGTTTGATCGAATATACAAGTAATTGTGCCCATATCAAAGACTGTAGTTTGATAGTTTTTAGAATCAACATCATAGATAGTACTGATATAGTATTTGTCAGCTATGACATCTGTTAGGTTTAAGATTGAATGAATTATTGGTCTCATATATTGATTGATTTAGGTGTTACTGATTGAAAAATTGAGCCTTTTTGTGCCTTGCTCAGGGCGTTGTGATTAGTAAAGGTAGCGTGATTGTCTTTTTAGTTCTTCTTCGTTTCGAGGGTATTCTACAAATACAAAAGTATTACCGCCACTTAGTATTTCACCAGTTGCTTCATCATAGTGTATTTTTTCAAACTTTTCAGCAACTTTTTTCACATCTTTCACTTGTTCTGTATTAGGTATGAATTTAAGTGTTACGTTAATGCTACCACCATCGCACCTTACAGATACTTTTTTATTGTTGTAGCCTAATTGTTTTAATTCTTGTCTAATTGTTTTTGCTTTTTCTGTCGTTGGTGTATAAGTATACATAGTAATTTGATTTTTAAAAGGTTATTAAATTGATTTAAAAAGCAGTTTAAAGACTTGCTTAGGTCTGATTGTTTAAAATTCTTTATATATTAATTTGTGCATTCATTTTTGATGTTGTTTTAAAATGTTAGACTGTCTTTTATCATTTTTAGGGCTGCTTTGAACTCTTTTTCAGTAGAAAGTTCATATCTTGCATAAAGAGTTTGAATCTCTTTTAATTGGCAATTCTTATTAACATAGAAGTAAGCAACTTCACCTTGTTCATTATACATTATGAAAAAATAGTTACAATAAACTCGTAACCCTTCTGAAATTACTTCTACATAAGCACTGTATTCTGTGTAGTAATTTTTGTCTACTCTTTTGTAAATGTTACCTGCTTTGAGGTCTTTTAATTCTAATGCTTTCATACTATTAATGTGTTTAATGTTATTACTTGTTCTTATTATTTGACGGTGCAAAGGTATATACATTTTACAACACTTGCAAGTTTTTAATGTTAAAATTTTGTTAAATGTAAAGTTTAATGTATATACTTATAATAATATATTGTACTTTTGCGTCGTAATCAATTTTTTATAATTAAAATGGCAAGAGAAAGAATAAAAGGAAAAGCCTTAAACATTAGAGTATCAGATAGTTTTATAACACTCCTCAAAGAATTAGCTGACAAAAAAGGAATGTCGCAAGCGAACCTTATTGAGCATCTCGTACGTAAGGAGGCGGATAGTATGCAGCTAAAAGAGCGATTTCAGAAGGAGTATACAAAAGAGGGTGATGAATAACTCTTTTTGTGTAGTAATGGAAATTATATAAAAGATCTACCGCCTCTAATTATAACATTAGAGGCGGTAGCAAAACCAAGTGAAAAAAGAATAATTATGACTGTTTGCAACGCTGAATAAGGTCGCTTTCTATTTTTTTGAAGATGTAATTATATCCTACATTTTTACTCAATATTGTATGTTGTTTGAGATAATAGGATATATTAGACAACGGCACTTGTAGATACTTAGCTATTTGACACTGCGGGACAGTTGTATCGTGTTTCCTTACTAATCCACAAAATAGTTTTTTGTTCACAATGGTACTTAATGGCTGTCCAGTTATTTCTTCAATAGATTGATGTATTTCTTTTAATATCATAGTATTTTGATTAGGTGTTATACATTATCTTTTTCCTTTAAAGCCCCCCAATCTTTGGGGCAAAATAATTGTGTAAGCTGATGAAATCTTCTATCACTTTTTGAAACTCCTCAAAGGTATAGCACACGACGTAGGTATGGCCTAATGCTATTGCTTTCTTCTGAAACTCTTTTTGATTGTCAGTTTGGCGATTTCCTTTTACTTTCATCTCAATATACAGGCTCTTCCCTTGTGGGAGTAGAATTACCAAGTCAGCTACTCCTGCTAATACTCCCTCTGATTTGAGGCGTTGTGCTTCACAAACGTTTCGACTGCCACCATTAGGAACGGCGTAAATAATGAGGTTCGGATATTGGTCTCTGAACCAACGCACGCAGGCGGTTTGGAGTGTGCTTTCTTGGTGTTTCATAGTGGGTTATTTTGTTTCAAAAACTTCTCTTAATATTTCAGTAGGGTAGCTTTTTACAAATCCATATTTTGCATCGTATTCATTACCCATTGGACTATATCCTGATATGGTAAAGTAATCTTCATTTTTAGTGGTGATTTTAGCTTCTATTTTGGTAAGGCGTTCATTTTGCAAGGCTATTTGTTGCGCTTGTAGTTGTTGTGCTTTCTCTAACGCTATCATTCCTTGTGCTTGAGCCATTAATATTTCACCTGCTGTCATTGGCTTATTAGCTTCCTCAAAGCGTTCTAACCAAGCTACTACATGCCTACGTACAAATTTGCTTTCTCTTAATAAGACTTGCTTTCCTTGTGCGATAGTGAGTTCAAACATAGGTTGTTCTCTGTTCCATTGGTCTTTATATGAGGTTGGCAAAATTTTTTGCTGACCTATTTCCTCTTCAAATTCATCTCGAATAATAGCCAGCATAGTCTTATGTTGTAGTTCTACATCCTTACCCTCTTCTTTTCTAAAAAGGTTGATTTGTTCTACAAGTTCAAGGCTTGTAATTGTTTTCTTTGTAGTAATTCCTTGTTGTGTAGGTATTGATAATTCCATTTTTTGTATTTCTTAATTTAACGGTGCAAAGGTACGGAATGATTTAAATAATTCCTAATATTTTTTGTTGTAACTTTTTGTATATCAATATTTTGCAACGTTACTATTAACGTTGCGTT